GCATGACCCCTTATACTAATATTGGAAGGAGGTGAAGGAAATGGCCCAGTGGTTTAACACGCCCTTTTACAAAACGACGGCATGGAAAAGATGCAGAAGGTCGTTTATCGAGCACAGGCAGGGGGTCTGTGAAAAATGCGGCAGCGCAGGTTGGCATGTCCATCACAAAATTTATTTGACGGAAACCAACATAAATGACCCAGAAATCACATTATCCTTTGATAATTTGGAGCTTTTGTGCGATTCTTGTCATAGTAAAGTACATCATCCACGCAAAAGTTCGGTGCGGGACGATGTAATGTTCGATAGCAACGGAGATTTAGTCGCAAAACACTAATTTTGACGCAAAGGGTGGTACGTATGACCGAATTAACGAAAGATGACAGAGTCAGAAAAGAGATTTTGAGAATTAAAAAACTTTTGCGGGAACTACCAGAAGATCGGTTAAAAATTGCGGATGGGATTATCAGACGGGCGGCATTTATGCAGGTGACGTTGGAGGACTTGGAAGACGACATCAAAGTGAACGGCACGACTGAAAATTTCTCCCAAGCAAGAGACATCGAGTATGATCGTGAACGTCCGTCGGTACGGATCTATAATACCCTTGTCAAAAACTATGCGGCGGCGATGAAACAGATCGTGGACATGCTGCCACAAAACGACACCGCAAAGAAAAAGGATCAACTATTAGAATTTTTGAAGCGGTGATCCTATGAACTTTATTCAGCAATATTACAACGACATCATTGACGGAAAAATTGTGGTGGGCCGACGAATCCGCACCGTCTATGAAAAACTCATTCACGACATAGAGAATCCGGGCAAATGGCGATTTTGCGAGAAATCTGCAAAACGCCCTATCGATTTCATCGAAACGCTATGTAAACACAGCAAAGGCGAATGGATTGGCCAGCCAATGAAATTGGAACTATTCCAAAAGGCATTCATTAGCGCCCTATTCGGCTTTGTGAACGAGCAAGGAATGCGCAAGTACAAAGAAACGTTTTTTCTTGTGGCACGGAAAAATGGGAAGTCGTCTTTGTTGTCAGGGCTTATGCTCTACATGCTGATTGCAGACGGCGAGGGCGGAGCGCAGATCGTTTCTGCTGCGACCAAGAAGGAACAGGCAAGCATTGTCTTTTCCGAAGCACTGAACATGATAAGCCAGTCCGATGCACTGAAAAACCATGTAAAGAAGCGGAAGACGGATCTTTACTTCCCACTGACTTTTTCCAACATGACGGCGCTGTCCAGTGACTCCAACACGCTCGACGGTCTTCACTTACATCTGGCGGTGATCGACGAGCTACACGCCGTCAAAGACCGAAACCTTTACGAAGTCTTGAAGCAAGGTATGTCGGCACGGCGACAACCACTAATGGTCATGATTACGACCGCCGGTACCGTTCGGGAGTGCATCTATGACGACATGTACGAATACGCTTCCAAGGTTTGTGACGGTGCGTTGCAGGACGAAAGGTTCCTGCCTATTCTGTACGAACTCGATGATCGGTCCGAATGGACAGATTTTCGTTCGTGGGAAAAGGCAAATCCGGGTTTGGGTCGAATAAAGAAGTTAGAGGACATTACGGAGAAAGTCGAACGGGCCAAATCAAACCCAAAAGACCTTCCGGGGATCTTAACAAAGGACTTTAACGTGCGGGAGACAACGGCGGGCACATGGCTGACGTTTGATGAAATCAACAACCCTGCCACGTTCTCAATGGACGATATTCGAGACTCATACGCCATTGGCGGTGTGGACTTGTCCAGTACGACCGACTTGTCCTGTGCCACGCTTCTAATCATGCGGCCTGACGGTGTGAAGTGCGTTTTACAGCAGTATTTCCTTCCTGCCGAGAACATTGACGTGCGTGTCCGAGAGGACAACATTCCATACGACAAATGGGCTGAAAAAGGCTTAGTGACTCTCTCAGAGGGGAACAAAGTTAATTATACAGATGTATCCAATTGGTTCGATAAGATGTATTATGAATATGGGATACGTCCGCTTTGGATCGGGTACGATCCGTGGAACAGCACCTACTATATCCAAGAAATGCAAGACCGAGGGTACCAGATGCAAGTGGTCCGCCAAGGCGTAGTTACCTTGTCCCAACCAATGAAAGAACTCGGTGCGGATCTAGCTGCAAAACGGATCAACTACAACAATAACCCGCTGACGAAGTGGTGCCTTACCAACACGGCAATCAAAACAGACGAGAATGGGAACATCAAACCAATCAAAGGCCAATCTCGGACCATGCGCATCGACGGCACGGTCAGTCTTTTGATTGCGTACACCGTGTTGTTTAATAATATGTCCGACTATCAAACTTTAATTTAAGGAGGTGAATGGATTGCAGGAAAAACGGTCACTGTTTACAAGGCTTTTCGGTAAGCCGTCTGCTGGGCCTAAAGAAGCCACAATGATGAAAATGCTAAATGGGCATGTGCCGGTCTTTACCGACTTTGGCTCTAATGCCTATGATTCGGACATCGTTCGTAGCGCCGTTGATGCAATCGCACGTAACACAGCAAAGCTGAAAGGGAAGCACATTCGTCGGGTGAATGGACGAGTTCAGAACGCCCAGTCTAACCTAGACTATCTTCTTTCGGTGCGTCCGAACGAATGGATGGACGCATACACTTGCTGGTATCGTGTGGCGACGCAGTATTTTATGAAAAATAATGCGTTCATTTTTGTGGATACGGACAGTCTCGGCAACATTGTCGGTTTCTACCCACTTAACTTTTCGCAGGTTGAATTTGTGGAAACGCAAAAGGAAGTCTATTGCCGTTTCCGCTTTATGGGTGGCGAACTGTTAACGGTGCCGTATTCGCAAGTACTTCACCTTCGACGCTTCTTTTATAGAAATGACCTGTTCGGCGAACCAAATGAGAATGCGATCTTGCCGACGCTTGAACTGATTAACACGACGAACGAAGGTCTTATCAACGCAATCAAGTCCTCTGCTTTTTTGCGTGGATTGCTGAAATTCCAGTCCATGTTAAAAAAGGACGACATGATTGCCCAACGGGACGCATTCGTTAAGGACTACCTAGATATTACCAACAACGGCGGTATTGCCGCAACCGATGCAAAAGCGGATTACATCGAATTGAAAAACGATCCGAAAATGGTTGACCCAGAACACATGAAATTTATTCAAGACAAAGTCTACAAATATTACGGTGTGTCCGAAGCCATTGTGAAATCAGACTACACCGAGGACCAATGGAACTCTTTCTATAGTTCTGTGATTGAGCCTTTTGCCTTGCAGTTGTCACTAGAAATGACATCTAAACTGTTTACTGCGCGAGAACGTGGTTTTGGCAATGAAATTGTTTTCTCGGCGAGTCGTCTGCTTTACGCATCGAATGAAACCAAAATCACCATTTCCAAAGAATTACTGCCGCTTGGTATCTTTACGATCAACGAAATCCGTGAGGTTTGGGAAGCGGAACCGGTTGAGGGCGGAGACATTCGCGTGCAGACGCTTAACGTAGTCAATGCGGACAAAGCCGACCAATATCAGCTCGGTGAGAAACCACAACCAAACGGAGGTGACTCTGACGATGCCAGTGACGAACTTTCCCAAACAGGGCGGGGACAAGACAGTCAGCCTAGCGAATAGCGAGTACAAACTGTTTCCACTGGGCTACGCAGAGAACCTGAAAGAGAACTACCCTTCGATCTGGTCAAAGGGTGGGAACATACAGGGAAACGACACATACCGTGTTTTATTGGACGTTCGCAAGAATGGCGGCGAGTTATCCGCCAACGAAGAAAAGATCATTCGGATGCGTGAAGCGTGGAGCGCACGCCATTACGAAAACAAAAATATCGCCGGGGTCATTGCCCAAGTAAAGTGGCACATGGTCGGATCGAGGGGAGTTGAGTACATGAAAAACTTAATCGAAGATGAAAAGAAAAAAGTGGACGAAAAGAGAAAAGAACGGGAATACCGCCGTTTCGAATCTTTTGAAATCCGTACTGCGCAAGAAGAAGGAAAAAATGGTAT